CTTGGCCCGTCCCCGAGCGCAACCTCTGCTTACGCTCTAAATTATTTTTACAAGCCTGCGAGCATAGTCACAGAATCGACAACATGGCTGGGAACGAATGCTGATAGCGCCCTTCTTTATGGCGCCTTGATTGAAGCATATACATACATGAAGGGTGACCCAGACATAATGAACCTGTACACACAAAGGTATCAAGAGGCGCTTGGACTACTCAAAACTCAAGCGGAAGGACGCATGACAGTGGATGAGTACAGGGATGGCACGATACGAGTGGCTAGGGTATAGCCATGGCCATTACACAGTCTGTATGCAACTCCTTTAAAAGCGAGGTCTTAAAGGGCTTGCATGATTTTTCTGCTTCTGGTGGAGACACTTTTAAAATTGCGCTGTACACAAGTGACGCAAGCCTAGGCGCATCAACGACTGTTTACTCGACAGCAAACGAGGTCAGTTCGTCAGGAACGAATTACACGGCTGGCGGAAACACGCTAACTAACGTAGAGCCAACGGTTTCGGGCGGCGTGGGGTTTGCGGATTTCTTGGACAGCGCTTGGGCAACTGCCTCATTTACAGTAAGAGGCGCGTTGATTTATAACAGCACAAACGGAAACCGTGCTGTAGCTGTCCTAGACTTTGGAATCGATAGAGAAGTTTCCGGTGGAACCCTTACCGTAGGGTTTCCAACCGCTGACTCACAAAATGCAATCGTAAGGGTTAAGTAATGGCAACGTATGTTAACAATTTGCGCCTCAAGGAGATCGCCACTGGCACCGAGGAGGGCACTTGGGGGGATTCTACTAACGCTAACCTTGGTTTGATCGCAGACGCTTTCGGTTCTGGCACTGAGGCCATTGCCCTCAACGCCAACACCCACACCACCACTATCGCAGACGGCGCTGCTGACGAAGGACGTGCGATACTCCTTAAGTACACAGGTGCTCTGGATTCTGACTGCACGATTACGATTGCGCCAAATACAATCAATAAGTTGTGGTTTATTGAAAACGCTACCACCGACTCAGGATCGTCGGGGCCATACAATATTATTATAAGTCAAGGATCTGGCGCCAACATCACCATCACCAACGGAAATACTGCTGCAGTCATGACTGATGGCGCAGGAGCGACGGCTGCGGTGCTGGATGCGTTTGCTGACCTAGAGTTAATGACAACTTTAAAGGTTGGGGGCAATACAACGGTTGGGGGGAATGCAACGGTAAATGGTGCATTGGATTTGGCTGGGGCTGCCAACGTTGATGGCGTCTTGGATCAGAACGTAGCTGACACTGTCATGCACAACATGACAAATACCAACCTCACCAATCAAAGCTGGAGTCACCGTATAAGCGCGGCTGGAAACTACGAACTCCGCACAACCGACGACACTGGCACCTCTACAGGGGCACAGCTCCCGTTGTCAATTGTCCACGGGACGAGCAATGCGACCTTTATTGCTGATGTACATGTAGGCGGGGCGCTGTCCAAGAGTTCTGGCTCATTTAAAATTGATCACCCCCTTGAACTAATGAAGGACACGCATCACTTAGTCCATTCATTCATTGAGGGCGCACGCGCCGACCTTATTTATCGTGGCTCTGTACAACTTTCGGGTGGGACAGCCACGGTAGACTTAGATGATGCCGCAACGATGACCCACGGCACATGGGAACTACTTTGCCGTGACCCGCAGGTGTGGACCCAGAATGAAGATGGATGGACTAGGGTTCGTGGCTCCGTTTCGGGCTCCACCCTGACGATTGTCGCAGAGGACGGTGATTGCGCCGACACAGTGTCATGGCTTGTTGTGGCAGAGCGACATGATCAGCACATGATGGACACTGATTGGACAGACATTGATGGCCGAGTCCTCGTAGAACCCACAAAAGATATTATTAGCAATGCCGAGTGACATAACAACCCTTTTATCCCTGCTCGCTATACCAGCCGCCGCAGGCGCTGCCTACGGTGGAGTGAAGGCAGGGCTGAATGGCGCCAAGCGATCTTTGGCGCAGATAGAAAGCACTGTGAATCGGATTGGGATGAAAGTAGATACGCATGGCGAGCGACTTGCAGCGGTCGAGGCAGAGACAGCGAACATCAAAGAAAGGCTCGCAAGGAGAACGGATCACTAATGGCTATCACATACCGAGGCGAAAGATTTAGCGGATACAATAAACCCAAAAGAACTCCAAAGCATGCCAAGAAGTCTCACGTTGTTCTAGCAAAAGAAGGTAGCACTGTAAAAATGATCCGCTTTGGAGAACAGGGTGCTAAGACTGCAGGCAAGCCCAAGGCTGGCGAGTCCCAACGAATGAAAAAGAAACGCGCATCATTCAAGGCCCGCCATGGCAAAAACATTAAAAAAGGAAAGATGAGCGCAGCGTACTGGGCCAACAGGGAAAAGTGGTAGCATGCCTCTTCTGAAGATTACCCCTCGCCCCGGAGTCTTTACTGACGGAACAAGGTATTCCGCAGAAGGAACGTGGTTTGACTCTGATAAGGTCAGGTTCCGCAAAGGCTTTGTAGAAAAGCTAGGCGGTTGGATCAACTATGCGTCAGGAAAAATATTTGGCATTGGTCGAAAGATCTTTAGCTGGGCCACCGGGGCTGGCGAGATATATATCGGCGTCGGCACAAACAACAAGCTGTACGTCAACGACACTGCCGACTACTACGACATAACACCCACGAGAGCCACTTCTTCTGTGGGGGCCAGCAAGATAACGACGACCAATGGAAGCGGGCTCATTGTTATTGAGGACACCGGCCATGGGGCGGTCGCTGGTGACTTTGTAACCTTTTCTGGTGTTACAGGCGCTGACGTAAACGGAGTGCCTGTCGCAACACTAAACACTGATCACTATATTGCATACCTAGGTGACTTATCGGGCTTAACCCCAGACGATAAGTATGTCATTTTGGTGGATAACTTTGCTACCAGCACAGGCACTGCGGGGCCTTCATTCACTGCTACATATGAAATAAACTCTGGGCCAGTGGATGTAGCGTCCCTAGGGCCATCGACGGCGTGGGGCACTGGGACATGGGGAAGCGGGGCATGGCAGGGGGCACCCGGAGGAGAAAAACTTCGCTTGTGGTCTATGGACTCCTTCGGGGACGACCTTTTGGCGAATGCCCGTGGCGACAAAGTTTATTATTGGGATGAAAGCGCAGGGGTTGCCGCACCGGCTGTTCCCATTGAAGACCTAACAAGAGCCTCTGTCACCCTTGGTACAGACCCGATTACGACAACATCAGGGTCTGCGACCGTTGAAATCTATGATGATGCAGGTCACGGATTGGCCGTTGGCGATAGTGTTACGATCGCAGGGGCGACTTCGGTTGGCGGGATTAGTATTGATGGAACCTATGCCGTCGCCTCAATTGAAACATTCTCCGTGTTCACAATCACATTTGGCTCAACCGCTGGCTCAACCGCTACCGGAGGAGGCACGGGGGTCACTGCAACCTACAAGGCTGGGACTCACTACCCGCCAACAAAATGCTTGCAGGTGATGACAAGTGAGATTGCTAAGCATGTCATCTGCCTTGGCTGTAACCCGATTGGGTCAAACTCAATCGATGTAAACCTTGTGCGATGGTCTAGCGCTGAGGATGCCACAGACTGGCAACCTCTTTCTGTGAACAGTGCTGGCGGCCAAGAACTCTCCTTGGGGTCCACGATTATTGGAGCCATTAAGGCGCGTGGTGAGATCCTAATATGGACTGACGCTGGCCTTGTTAGTATGCGCTACATAGGTGATCCATTTTATTTTGCGTTTAGCACTGTCGGGGTGGGAATGTCCATAGTTTCCCCCAACGCTGCCGTAAGCGCCAACGGTGTAACATTTTTCATGGATCGCGGCGCCTTCTATCGCTACACAGGAACAGTACAAAAGCTACCATGTCCGGTCCTAGGCACCGTATTTAATGACTTCAATTTTACTCAAGATTATAAGGTTGTTGCGGGCACCAATGTCGATCTGTCTGAAGTGTTTTGGTTCTACCCATCAAAAGAATCAAGCGGACGGAATGATCGTTATGTAGTGTACAACTACGAAGAGGATGTCTGGTATTTTGGTGCGCTAGCTAGAGGTGATTGGGATAACGCATTCTTGGTTAATAACCCTCTGGCGACATCGATTAATACCAAGGACATGCAACCAAGTCCTTTTTCCACCACTAACGCCTCTCCGTCAGTTACAGTTACGGATGTTGCCCACGGGCTAGCGACAGGAGACAGGGTGACCTTTAAGGCCTTTTCTGCATTTGGTGGATTTTCAGAAAAGGGCATAAACAACATGCACTCAGTAACCGTCACCGGAGACGACACCTACACACTATCAATGGGATCTAACGCTACCTCCACGGAATCATCTGCTGGCGGAACGGGCGTATCTGCCTATCCTAATGTCTTGTACAGACAAGAGTCTGGATGGGATGATGTGGACACCCCATTCACCTCATACATTGAAACAGGGGATATTGATTTAGGTGAGGGTGACCAGTTTATGCTCTTAAATAGAATTATCCCAGACATAGAATTTTTTGATGCCTCTCCTGATGATGAAGTCACCGTAACAATAAACGGACACGACTACCCCCAAGAAGCACAGGTAGAGCTTGCGGCGTCCTCATTTACACCTACGGCGTCACAGTCAGAGATTCGCGGACGATCAAGGCAGGCTTCAGTGAAAGTATCTAGCACTGGCTCTGGATACGGCTGGCGTGTTGGTTATATCCGAGTCGGAGCAAGGACGGATGGCCGCAGATGAGTGATATCGGAAATAAGTATTTAAACATTGAGGTTCCCCCGCAGGAATATGATCCCGTGGAGGCCCAGTCGTTTCGATACACGATTCAACAAAACTTTAGAACGACCGGGTCAGAAGTAAAGAAGGCAATGGATCATACGGAATCGACTTCATCACTGTCGCTCCGCAAATACCATTTTATGACGATGGGTGGCACCAGTGTCTGATGCCTTAAAGGTCTTAGGGCAAATAGCCAGCACAAACACTGGCGTTCCCGCAAACCTATATACGCTCTACACGGTTCCTAGTGGCTCACAGACAACCGTTAGTTCGTTGGTGGTATGCAACACTGGCTCCGGGACAGAAACATACGATGTTGCTATACGGGTTAAGGGGGGACCGTTAGCGACAGAGCAGTACATTTGTAAAGCTCGTAGCATTAGTAACCATACTACGGCAGCGTTGGTAGTCGGTATCACACTTAGCGATGGAGACATTGTGTCGGTAACCGCAAGTGATGATGGTGTGGCGTTCAATCTTTTTGGTGTTGAGACATCATAGGTATTTAAATGGATATTATAGAACTTATTTTTCGTCATCATCCTGAGCTTGCCTCTGCAATGATGCGAAGAGATGGCATCGGCGCCGACCTGACCAAAGGTGAGCTTCGTCGGATGTTTCCTACCTTGAGGTTCCGACCACAAAAAGAAACCGAAAATATTATTAAGGCTTTTCGCCAGAACCCCGCAGCCCTAAGAAGCTCACTTGCTCAATCAGCAGGATACGGAAGCGGCGCTACCGCAGCCCGCCTTGCGCTCGCGAACCCAATGCTGGCAAGAGGTAGCGCTGTGGCGCGAGGAGGAACTGGTACAGGATTCGGGATACTCGCCCTTGAGGCAATTCTCGACGCAGACAGAGACTTGCCGGGTATACAGGCCGTCGGACGCTCCTCGGGGCGTGGCCGGATACTCGGGCGCGACACCCTAAGGCAGACGCCGTTTTCAGGCCCCTCGCGTCCAGAAGACATGGTAAGAATGTCTGATATTATTTATGAAGGCGCAGAAGACCCAAGAACAATTGCTCCTGCTGGCGCAAGTCAAACGATGACACGTCTAGACACCGACGATGTCTTCATGGGAAGCGACAACGGCAACGTGTTTCTCGAAGACGAGCTTGACAACTTTGAACGCATGCA